AGCGCATCGCACATGAACCGCACCGTCACCGTGCCCATGACCATTTCGCGAGCGGCGCACCATGCGCGCGTCACGCCAGGGCACGCGAGAACCCACGCCACGTAATCGTCGGCGTCGCCGCCCATCGGCGGCTTTTGGATCCGTTCGAGCACGCGCGCCCGCAAATCGTCGTCGGTTTCTTGATCGGTGCCGCCAACCAACTCGACGACGGTGACGGTGGTATCGATGCCCCCCATCGCAACCACGAATGACAAATTTGCGCCAGCCGGCAGATTGCCGGCCGTGCCGGCGACCGTCGCGCGTATCGCCCCATTGGTGGGCGCGGCCCCGATTTCGATTTCTTCGGTGGTTTCAAACGCGACGCCCTCGCCTTGCGCCATCAGTTGCGTGAAAATCGGAATCACTTGCCCTTGAGTGCCGGTAAAGCTCGCAATGCCCTCGGAATAGGTTGGATCCTTCCGCCCCGTGCTCCCGTCGGCATTGACGAGCCAAATATCGCCATGCCGGTCGAGCCATATCTTTTCGGCGGTGTCGGGCAAAAGCTGATTGGCCAACCAATCGATGTAACGCAGGATCAAATGCGCGAGGCCGCCTTGCGAGTCGGACATCACCCGCAACACATTGTTGGCGACCATGACGGCACCCTTGAGCGCCGCCGTCACGTCGTCGCGCACCATTTGGCGCACGGTTCGCAGCGTGGGCGTGGTCCAAGGCATCGTCGTCAGTTCCCCGCAATGAAGTCGGCCCACAAGCTTTGAAAGCGCAGTTCAATGGCGTCCTTCGGCCCGCGATACACCGTAATCAAAACCTCGATGCGCTCGAGCCCAATGCGCGACGCCATCACTTCGATACGGCTCGCAAGCTTGTTGTCGAGGAATGGGCGCATCGCGATGCGCGTGTAATCCTCGGCACGCTGCAACGTCGCGCCCTCGAACGAAAACGAGTCGCTGATCTTGGCGCGCGTGAGCAACCAATTCTTGCAGCCAATCGGCCAGCCGCCCCATATCGGGAAGGCGTCATAGTCGCCCCACCATCCGCGCCTATCGGTGGCATCCGGGTCGGGCAAGATCTCGTCGGGATCGGCGAGGGCATCCGTCATCAACGCGACCTTGATGGCGTTGATGAGTTCTTCCTTTTCGTCGAGCGTGCCGAGCGGCGTCAGCATCCAATCGGCGAACGTGCCGTGAAGATCGGCATGGCTGACAATGCGAACGTCGGCCATCAGTCGGCCCCCGATCCCGGCACGCCATACACGGCGCTACCGCCAACGTCGGCGTAGGCGTCGCCCTTCACCTCCATCGGCTGATTCGCGCTCGCGGATCCGAGCTTCACGTTGCCGATGAAAACCCACGTCGTGCTGCCAGCGTCGTAATAGCCGACAACCTTGCCGCCGGAACGGAACTCGATTTTTCCGCCACCGTCGTGATACCACGTTTTCGTCGTGCCGTCGTATTGCCCCACAACGGTGTCGCCCTGGCGGAACTCGATGTGATCCTTGGTGACGCGCACCTCGTGGTTCACCGACTCGCCTTCGTGCTTGTATTCTTGCTGTTGCCCGCCGCTTCCGCCCGAGCCGCCGCCGCTCGAACCGTCGAACGCCTCGACGCTTTGCCCGCCGGCACCACCGCCGCCCTGGCCGCCCCCACCTTGCCCGCTTTGCGATAGGTTGCCCTTGCGATCCTGCTTTTTCTTGTTCACGTGCCGCAGCGAGACGAACCGCTTGTATTTTTGCTGTTGCTGGCCGCCGCCCGAGCTTCCGTCACGGGCCTCGACGCTTTGCCCACCGGCACCGCCGCCGCCCGATCCCTGTTGCTGTTGCGGTTGTTGGTCGTCGTTGGTGACGATGTACGTGGCTTCGTTGCGGATGAGTGTGCCTTGCCCATACTGATCGTATTGGTACGACTCGCCTTCCCGCAACTTGTATGGACGGAACCGCCGGTCATCGATGCCGATGCAAACCGGATGTGACCGCGACCCGTTCACATAGGTGATAATGGCCTCGGCCGATGGCCCCCTCGGTTGGTTCTCGTTGAACTGGCCATCATTGGCGCTGCTTTGCGATTGCCCTTGTTGCTGTTGTTGTTGATCCTGCTTTACCGGAACGGCGGTGAACCCGTAATGATGGATGCGCTCGATGCCCGTGTGCGTCTCGGAATGATGCACATCAACATCGGCCTCTTGCCAATTGTGGTCATCGTCCACTTGGCGCACGGTGGCGCGTGATATGCCGGCTTGCGAGCGGCGCGCCGCATCGGTGAGATTTGACCGCATTCGTTCCCCTCTAGCTCGACGGCTCGACGCTCGTGTTCTCGCCCAAAGTGTCAACGAGTTCCAAGCTTGTGCGCGTGCCGCTTTGATTATCTTGCGTGAACGTCGCCGACTTGAGCCATAGATCCCGATCCATGATGAGCATCGGCGACTTGACATAAACCTTTGTGCCGACTTTCCAAAGGCCCCCGGCGGGGCACAACCATCCTTGCACCACGACATCGAGGTGGACTTGCTCGTTGTTGCGCGCCCAATCCTCTTGCGTGTTGCGATGTTTCAAATCAGGGACGCGCGACGGCACCTCTCCCATCGTGAGGTAATTCAGAAACGGGCGCGCGACGGCACCGAACCCACCTTGAATTGGCATCTTGTGGAACGGCATGTGGGTGATTTGCGCCATCGACTCATCGTCGGTGCCCGGTAGTTGGCTGGCATCCGCCAGGTTCCCACCCGCGCCGCGCTTGTCAACAAGCTGCTCGCGGGCCTCAAGGATGTTCTTGCCCTCGATGACGGCATTGCCACCGCCCCCGCTGCCACCACCGCCGCCATCCGCGCCCGATCCCATCGCGAGCAGGTTGGGCGAGCCGTCGTTGCCGAGCACGATGCCGCGCGAGCGCGCAATCCGCTCGACTAAATCCCACGGCGTTTCGCCTTGTTGCACATGGATGCGCTTGAACTTGTCTTGCGACAACTGACCGAGCGTTTTGAGGTTGATGCCGAACGGTTGCATCACCGCCTTGGAAATCTGCTCGAACGTCGCATCCTTGAACTCGCCCGTCTTGTGAGCGATGGAACCTTGCGCGAGGGCGTGCGGGCGCGCCGCGCCTTGGATCTCGATGTTGTGGTGCCGCGCGCTATAGCTCACTTGCCGCGAGTACACCCGGCCTTGTTGAATGGCCGGCTCGCCCGCGAGCGTAATGTCAACATCGTCACCCGGCTTGATGCGGATATAGGCGAAATTGCTCGCGAGCGGCATTCCCTCGCTGCACGTGAACTTGAACATCGCGAACGGTTCTTGATAGGCGTGCTTCACCCACACCGATTCCCAATCGCGGTAATACATCCCATCGACGATGAGCACCGCAAGTTCCTCGGGCTTCGCCATATTTAGAAGCTCAATGCGCGGCCCTGGCGCGGACAAAATGCCGGGTGGATTACGTTGTTCTCTTGGGCAAGCTCGTCGTATCGCGACCCGTCGCCATAGATGCGATTCGAAAGCGTGAGCGATGGCGTCGGCATCCCCATCTTATAGGTGACCATTTGCGGCAACGGCAATTCCGCCGTCGCCAAGTAGTTCGTCAGCGACCCGGCGAGTTGCAGAATGCTTTGATAGGTTGCGCTATCGAGGTCGTCGGCCGCCGTTTCGATTGCCGGTTGGAATGCCTCGTGCATCCGATCCACCATCACGTCGATGTCGTCGCGCGAAGTGAACGTCATGCCCACGATGATTTTCGAGTCCTCAACCAACGAGAACAGGATGCCGGCTTGCACCACGGCAATCGCCGCCTTGCCCTTCGGTGTCTGATTGAGCAAATGCTGACGGATGAGGTCCATACCGTCAATCGTCGCGCCGGCCAGCCGCGCCGCCTCAAAGCAACCAAGCAACGGTGCGCCGAGCGTCGCGGAACGAATTAGCGGCTCGGCGTAGGCCATCAAGTCGCCGACTTGCCGGCGAAGATCCGAGCCGTTCAATCCAAATTGTGATGGCACGCTCGCGAGCAGATCCTTGAGCATGTCGTTGAGAACCGCAATCGCCTCGTCGATTGTTTCGAGATAGAACGGCGCGGGCTGCGGCTGCTCGACTTGCGTGAGCCACGGGCGACCGAATAGCGGCGAGGCGATGCCGAACCATCCCGATATGAGATAGTGCCCGACGTTTTGAAGATCCGGCGCGCCGAACTCGAGCCCACCGCCCGCGATGTCGAGCGGTGGCGCACCGAACACGTAATTGTTGGTGACCGCTGGCGCGTCGAACGCCAATGAACCCGACGCATAGGCGTTGACGAACAACTGTTGTTGTTGCCCCATCGCGGGTGCGGCGAAAACCGGCGACCCGGTGGTGTACGATACCGCGATGGTGACTTGCTGGAACTGCCGAACAAATGGCGCGGCAAAAACCGGCCGGCCGACGGTGTACGCCGCAACGCCGAGCAATTGCACCTGATAGGCATTGGGCGTTCCGAACGTGGGACTCCCGATGGTGAGCGGCGAGGCTGAAACGCCAGTGAGGAACGTCGGCACGCCGAACTCGGGGCGACCCACGGTAAACGTGGCCGCGACGACGAGCGTGCCGGCTTGGAATGCATTCGACTGAAATGCGTTTTGCTGAAACGCGGGATAGCCCGACATCGGTCAGTGGCCTCACGCCGCAGCGGCTTACGATCCGGGGATTCTTATATCGAAGGCCGGCAACGAAAACACGTTGCCCGCCGTGACGGCTTGGCTTGCCGCAAGATCCCCATCGACGAGGAGTCGAGAGTTCACAGAATCGACGATGGCCCAACGTATGACCGTTCCGGTGCCCGTCACCGCGCCCGCCGTCACCGCCGTCGTAGTCACCTTGCGCCCGTCCGGTGTTCCGTTGACCGGCGCACCGAGGGCGAGGCCCACGCCGAAATTGTTATTCCCGAGGGCATAGGTGCTCGTCGCGTCCGAATAGCTCATCGGCTCGGCCGAGCAAATGTAAATGTGCGTGGCATTGTTGTGCAGGGCCGTTAGGCCATTGTCGAGCACCCACGAATTGACCTTGCCGGCCATCGTGCTCCCTCCTACTCGTTGAGTGGTGAAAAGCTCTATCGCGGCGAAACGTCTACCGCGCCGAGTCCTTGGTTGAGATTCGCGCTTGCCGCGTTGGCGGTCGCGTTGGCATTTTGATTGACGGTGGCGGCGTTCGAGGTCAGTTGCAGCGCGAGGCTATTGCCAGGAACGCCCGCCTCGGCGAAAGACATTTCAAAAACGCAATATCCGCCTTTGTCGCGCGTCTCGACGACGGAATACCGCTCGCACATCATCAGCACCGAACCCGTGAGCGGATCCACGAGTGTGCCGGCCTCGGGCGCTTCAAGGGCGTGCATCAAGCTGATTTTTTCGGCGAGGTAGTTCGGCCCAATCAGATAGCCCGTGATCGTGTAGCGGATGGCATGGCGGCCCATGTCCTCCGCATACGGGTCATCACGCTTGGGATATTCGTGCTCGACGTTGCGCCGGCCCGAGGCGCGCGATTGCTGCTCGCAATGGAACGGCACGCCGCGAAACGACCACCCGCGTATGAGGCGGTCGCGCCACGGATTGTGAAACGAACTGATTGAGGCCATCGCGCATCACTCACTCGGCGATGTATTGGTTCCACGTGCCCCCATTGCCACCGGGTGAGGGCATTTGCGGCGTTTGTTGGATCTGCACATCCTTGAATGCCTTGTTCGCTTGCCCATTGCGCCCACTCGGCTTCACGTCGACTTGGACCCGCGCGTTGCCGTTCACTTGACTTTGACCGGCAATCTTCGCGGCGTTCGCCCGGTCAACTGCTTGACCGGCGCTTTGCGCATCTTGCGATGGATCGACTTCCGCATTTTTTTCTTTCATCCGTCGTATTACTTCGTGAGCAAGCGCGCGATTGCGCACCTCAAAATGGCCGATGTCGGAACGATGCTTGAACTTGCTGCCAGGATAGAGGCCCCATTTTTCGGCCAAGGCTTCTTCGGTCCCTTGCGGCAAAACCTTTCCCGTTGTCGACCGAATGCCATAGCCAACTTGATTCACATCGATGGCCCGCCCGAGCGGATGATAACTCGGGTTGCCGCGACCGCCGACGCCACCATGCGCGCCGCCGATTAAGCCACCCATTTTTTCATAGTCGTTGATGAAGCCTTGAAAGTTCTCGGCGAACTCGCTCGCGACTTCGAATTTTGCGCCCGACGGTGACGTGACGATATTCGTGTTCCGATGCATCGGCGTCGCCCCCGCCGGGGCCATCGGGTCCATTTTGAATTGTTCCTCGGTGCTTCCCGTCGGCCCTTGGATGTCCACCGGGCCGGTTGGCTGCACGATGTTGCCACCGCCCGCAGCGCCGCCGGCACCGCCGCCACCGCCGAAGCTCCCGCCGCCGCTGGCACCGCCCCAACCCGCGCCGCCAGTGTCGGAACCCCCGCCACCACCGCCGAACCCGCCGGGACCGCCGAACCCCCCGCCGCCCGCGCCAATCGATCCGGTGATATCTTGCGCGGCTTGGTTTTGCGCCTTGAGGGCCTTTTCGAGTTCGTCGATTTGCTTTTGGAAGTCCTTGAGCTTTTCGGTGTTCTTTTCGAGCAGTTCACGTGCCCGCTTTTGCCGCTCGGGATTGGATGAATCCTCGGCCGCCTCGTCGAGCTTGCGTTGTTGCTCGATGGCTTGCTTTTGTTGTTCCTTCAGCACGTCGAGTCGGTTCTTGGCCTCGTTGGGCGTGTTGATGCCGAGGGCGTCGCCGAGCCATCGGCCGAGGCCAAAACTGCCACCGGCGGCCCCGCCCATTAGCGCGCCGGTCAACCCGCCGACACGCCCGCCCAAATACGCTCCAATGAGCGCATCGCGGATCGGGGCCGGGATGCTCACGAACCAATCGTATATTTTTTTGATTTCCGCGCCGAAGCTGATGAACGACTCGGTGGTCGCTTTCACATCGGCGGCGACCTTTTCCCAATCGACTTGCTTGATGGCCGCCGCGATGTTCTTGATGCCCTGCTCAACCTTGCCTTGGCCTTCCTCACGCAGCCACTTGTCGAGTTCGGCGGTGATGTCGCGGAACACGGGCAACAACTCGTTGCCGAGCGTCGTGCCGAAATTGCTCATCGTCCATCGGAGATCCACGAGCTTGTTGTGGAATTCGACGCCCGCTTGAATGTTCTGCTCAAGGATCTTCGGCAGTTGCGCAATCTCGGTGTCGAAAATCCGCTCGGGCACGCCCATGATCTTCGCCACGGCGCGTTGCGCCTCGGCCCCGCCCTTGGCGTTTTTCACCCGCTCGAACAGCAATTTCATTGTCTCGGCGAGGTCGCCGCGCGCCGCCGACTTGCGCAATTCCTCGGCAAGCTCGGGGCCGCCGGTGAGCCGCGACAATTCCATGTAGACCGGACTCAATGCCGTCTTGCGCAAGTCGATGAGGTTGCCCGTGAGCGTTTTCAGAGTCGCTGTCGCATCATCGGCACTGAGCCCGAGCCGTTCAAACCCGTATTGAAATTGCAATACCTGTTGCTGCGAAAGCCGCGTCTCTTGCGTCAGATATTTCATTTCGACGGCTGACGCGCCGAGTTGCTTCACCGCACCGGCAAGCCCAAGGATCTCATTCTTCGCCGCACCGACGAGGCCGCTTGCAAATCCGCCAATCGCCCCACCAATGGCGGCTTGCATGAATCGCCCCGCCTTGGCGACCTCACCCATTTCCTTCGTGATGGCTTTGAGCGCATCCGTCGACTTATCAATGGTGGTGACGGGGATCTTTACGTCGTGCGATGTCGGCACGGCTTATTCCTCGATATCCGGGGTGTGCGTCCGGTTGACCTTCACCTGATTGATTGCGCCGTCACCGTCGGCGTTCACGCTCGTGCCGCGCGGTGCCTTCACGTCCACATTGAGCTTAATGTTGCCTTGGGCACCCTTTTGGTCGGGCGCGAGATTCGCCTCGCCCGCAATAGCTTGGTCAATCACTTTCCGTTCGGCGTTGGCTTGGGCTTCGCCCGCGCTTGTCGGCGCTTGTATCACGCTCGGTGCTTGCGTTATCGGTGGCGGTGGCGGCGCGGGCGTCGTCGACGGGTCGCCATAGGTGCCGGGAAGCCGTGGCAACGCTTGCAACGATTTCCTATTCTTCGCATCCTCGGCGAAATAGCTTTCATTCCCACCAATGACTCTTAGATTGTAGCCTTGCGTGCCGCGCCCGAACTGACGGGCCGCGACACCGCCCGAGGCTTGGCCCGTGATCGGCGCGGTGATGCCGTGCTGGCGGCCGATGCGCCCCGACTCATCGGAACCGCGCAACGCTTCATCGAGGATCCCGCTCTTGAACTCTGTCAAGTCGGAATCGCTTGGCCGCGCGCTCCCCCGGTAGGTATCTCGCGCATAATAGCCTTTGCCGGATTCACCAACCGACAACAACGCTTGCGCAAGCGAAATGCCGCGCACGTGCGCCCGATTGAAAACCGTTTCGAGTTGGACAAGTCGAGCTTGCTTTGATGCACCCTTGCCGACTTCGCCGTTCACCATCCATGCGAGCTTGTACGCCAAGGCTGGATTGTCTTGCAGTTCCTTGAAGAACCGCGAGCGGTCGACGCCGCCGGAAATTTGGCCCTTGGGCAGATTGACCGCCTCGACTTTTTCCGGCATCGGAACCGACCCGCGCGGGCCGCCGCCGCCCATCGAGCCGCCGAGGCCAGTGCCCCCACCGCCGCCGGCACGGCCGCCGCCGCCGATCCCGCCGAAGCCACCGCCGGCACCGCCGCCGCCGCCGATATTGCCGAGCGCCCCCACGCCAGCGGCACCGCCGCCACCGAAGCCACCTAACTCGCCTTCGGCTTCCTGTTGCAACTGCTCGCGTTGGCGGATCTGCTCGTTGACCTTGGCAAGACTCTTTGTCGTCTCGTCAAGCTGGCGGTTGATGTTGTTGTAACGCTCGGATCCTTCCCGTTCCTGGCCGAGTCGCCCCTTCAATTCCTCGATGCGCTTTTGCTTGGCCTCGGCGTCGCTTTTCAAATGGCCGGCCA